GAGATATACAGGCATGCATGTGTCTCTACTCTTTTTTTCTCTATATAAGCAACTTCCCGCCGTTCTCACGCCGGATTCACGGGGTATTCCCGCCATCCTCACGATATCCTCACTACGTCCTCACGATATAGGTTCTCTCACGCCGTTCTCACGCCGGATATACCTAGGCCTCCCTATATAGGGTAAGGGTTAAATTAATCAATGAATAGGTTGTTAGTCTGGGTATTTATTCTTATATTGTCTATATAGATGTTTTAAAAGGTTATACTATGGCTAATACTCCAGTAATAGAAGTAAATACTGCTTACTCAGTACTCCAACCAATGTTTGAAAAGGTTGTAAGGACTATCCGTTCCAGTACTACGGCCGAGCATTACTATGCCAGTGAGAGGTATATAGATAACTTCCTTAATTATATTGAGAGTGAAACTCACTTAGGTATCTTTCCTACTGGATATAGTAGAACTATCATACGTGCTTATTATGCTTCCGAACTTAGGAGTATATTGATCAATCATCCTTTGAATCAAGAAAGCTAGGTCAGGAAGAGCCGTCATTCAAGCTTTTGCCCGTCTCTATTCAACGTTTTTGATCTCTCATTCAAGAATTACGCCCATTCAAGGTTTTTGAAAGCTCTATTCAAGGAATTCGTCCATTCAAGCTATATAAGGGTTATATAGAGTTACCTACCACTACTACCACTACCCTCCTATCCTCTTATTTAGAATGAAAATAAATAAAAAAAAAGTTTGTGAATTAGTTGCTATAACGGATATTAGTTCGTATATTTAGGTATATTAATTTAAAAACGGTTATATCATGAAATTAAAATCAATCACTTCTCAAACAATTATTAATTTAAAAAATTACAAACCATTCTATTTCTTTAACACTGAATCACGTTTAGATAAATTAAACAAGGATACTATGATTAAAGTTAATGGAGTTACTCATTATTTATTTACTAAGTAACAAAAATAAATTAAAAAGAAGTTGGATCTTCGGATCCTTCTTCTTATATTTAGGTATTAATAATTAAAACAAATAAAGGTTATGCTAAAATTAAAAAATCCATCCACAAAATTCTCAATCATTTACGAATCAGAAGATATGTCTGAAAATAAGGTATACGATTACCTATTATCTGAGCAAGAAGCTGATTTGGTATTAGATAATTCAGATTGCTTTATTCTTTCTTCCGAAACTGATATTGAAGAATGGGAAGATATGACAGGTATTTACGATAAGGAATCTTTTGATAATTGTTCAGAAGACTTCAGTATGGAAAAATATTTTGAATTTATTGAGGAATAAGTTGCCTCTTAAGTTAAAAGTTCTTATATTTAGATATCAATAATTAAAACAATAAAGGTTATGAGTGAATTAAAAAATTATTTAGAAGAGCAGTTTAAAATGCTTGATCGTGGAATCGTTGCTACTCCAAAGACTAGAGAAGATCTAGAAAGCTTTGCTAAAGCCAATCATGGTTCAATGGATTTGCTGTTAATGCAGATGGCTATGAATTTCGGTTATAAGATCGCTTTGGAAAATGTTGAAGAAACTTTAAATGCTCAGTAATATGGAAAAGATAGTTGTATTTGATGAAATGAATGCACCTGATGCTTCAGGTTCAAGCTTAAAAGGATATATAAACGCTACTTACGACCAGTTAGTTGAGGTATTAGGGGAACCTACTTTTGATGAACCTTCTGGTGATAACAAGACTCAAGTCGAATGGATAGTGAAATATAAGGATAAGTATGGTGGTGTATATTTGTTTACTATTTACGATTGGAAAACTTTCGATAGAAACTATACTTTAAACCAGCTTAATAGATTTAATGTTGGAGGAAAACATTCAGCATATGATTTCATAGATTATTTGGAAAATCGAATTTAATTTCTTATATTTAGATATAATTAAAAAATAATAAAGGTTATGTATTCAGCAAAAGAAATCGACAGAATGTCAATAGATGAATTAGAAGGATTAGGATGTTACTTAAGTCCAGAACAAATGTCTAAATGGTCCGGAATGGGATATGATGGAAAAACATTTGTAGAATTGACTAAAGAATAGTTGTGACTTACAATTATATTTCATATATTAAGGTATATTAATTAAAAAACAATAAAGGTTATGTTAAAATTTAAAGATTCAAAAAAGGAGTTTAGTATTGTCTATCAGTCTGAAGATATGTCTGAAAATACTGTTTATGATTATTTGTTGACTGAAAGGGAAGCTGATTTGTTAATGGATAATGGAGATGTATTTGTTTTAGATTCTAATACAGATATAGATGAGTGGGAAGAAATGACTGGAATTTATGAAGAAGATGAGTTTAAATTAAATTCTGAAGATTTAGGATTGTCTAACTATTTTACTTTTGAATAATATGAAAATAAGTGAAATTCGTCATGTATTAGAGAAAGCATTATCTCAATTAGATAGAATAGAAAGTCCTAATGAAGTAAAAATGTATCATACTTTAGATACTGGAGGATATAGTGGAGATTGTAATGAGGTATATGATTTTGATTTAGGTATTAGTTATGATAAAGAAGATAATGTAATCTTTTTAGAATATTATGGAGACGAAAATCCCGGTACTAATGGAGTTGTATAATTGAATAATAATTCGTATATTTAGAATATGGAAAAATTAGATCCTCCTGTCGATAAGGAGAAGTATAAAGAGATTCCGAAAGGATTGAGTGATTATGAAAGAAATAAAGTTTCTAATATTCCTACTCATTTTACTATGGAATTGAGAACTGAAGGGAGATATAAGGGATTTGATAAAGTTACCTATTATAGGGAAAATCTATTAGAAAAAGTTGCTAGAGAGGTAGAAAGTTCTTATATTTAGATATAATTAAAAAACAATAAAGGTTATGACAAAAATTGAAATTATCAAAAAAGCTGTTATCTCGAATGACAAGAAGATAGATGAGCTAAAAGTTAAAAGAAGTAAAGTAGAGGAATCTAAAACTGATGAGCTTTCTAGAATGTATCTAAAATATTTTGGTGAGTGTTTAGTTGATGATGATACGATTGAAGCATCAGATACTTATGTCTACTTTAAGAGATTTAATAGTGACTATAACTATCATAAAGAAGTGATGACTATTTCTGTCCGTCCTAAAAGTTGGAGGGATGATGAAGCTGATTCTATTGAAACTTCTTTTTACTCTACTAATGCTAATAGTGAATTTGAATTGAATAGAATGGTATTGATTGGTAATGTTGGTCAAGTAATTCTAGATTTTCAGGATGATATTATTGCTGAATATAATTCTATTTGTGCTAGCTTTAAGGTTGAACTATCTAAATTGAGAAAAGAGATTTGGGATTTAGAGAAGAAGGTTAGAGAAATGAATTCTGAAATTAGTACTATTGAGGATAATGCTTTGATGGCTCAGATTCATAATGATGGATTAGAGTTTAAAGTTGATAAGGAGAACTTATATAGACTTCCTAATTTAGATATTCGATTTGATTGGAATGTAAGGTACATAAAGAAGATTAAAGTAACGGATAAAACTAAATCCGGAAAGAGTGCTGATATTGAATTAGTGACTGTTAATAATTCCTGGAATGAAGAAAAGAATGAATATGAATTAGAGTCTAGAACTCTTAATTTTCAGAAAGTGAGAATGGATAAGATTTCTCATCTAGTAAGCTGGAATAAAGATATTATTGTTAGTTAATTTTTATTGTTTGTTTTTAATTATTGTTGAGAGAAAAGGAGGTATTTAGTTGCCTCCTATTCTTTTTTTTCGTATATTTAGATATATTAATAAACAAATAAAGGTTATGACTAAAACGCAATTAAAAAAAGAAACTACTAAAAGAGTAATCAATCATCTAATCCAGGAGTTTGATGCTTACAACATTGAAAGAGAAGCTCAATACTTCGAATTCTGGGCTGATTATAAAAGCCATCGCTTTCAATTACAAATGGATACTAGAGGATATGATATCAGTAGTTGGGATAGTGTTAAGCTATCAGGAGATGGCTGGACTAAAGAAGAGCTAGATAAGCAGAAGTTTGCTGTTGAATTAGAAGATTTAATGAATGAAAGAGTTAGGGAGTTAGTTGCTTCCTAATTCCTTTTTTCGTATATTTAGATATATTAATTAAAACAAATAAAGGTTATGACAAAACAAGAATTCTTAGACGGTAAATCATTTTCACTTCCTTACACTTTTAATAACAGTACTTACAAGTATAGCCCTGGAAGTGTAGAGTTCGGAGCATTAGAACAAGAGTATAGAATGTCAAGTGATGAGCAAAGAGTAATAATCTCAGACTCTATAATGAATGTAGAGAAGATAGGTACTAAAATGGTTACCCTATATACTTACTTATTAGGAGATAAGATAGTGAAGAAGATTAGGTATGAGGATATGGTCGAGTTTATCTCGGCCTAATCTCCGTCTGATGGCAAGGTGATGTAAGCCTTATATAACACTGACAGTATTGTTCCCTATAGCGGCGTGAGAGACGTCGGGAGAGCCATACCTATTAGTATATATCTGATAGATTTTCGGTATATAGTGGTATATATGTATATATTACTTAAGTCTTTCCCTAACTAACGATACTATTGTAGGAATACTAACGAATACTACTACCACATAATGTCCTAAATGTAGATTCTCCGGAGTTAATAATGCTACCGCCCCTATATAGAATTGTAATAAGATGATAGTAATTTCAATCATCAGTTTAATTTCATTACTCATAACATAACCATTTTCGTTCATATGTTTAATATAAGACTTTTTTGTATATAAAACAACAATACTAAGGAAAATTTTTTTGCAAATTTTTCTCTATATAGGGGTATTATTCAATATGTCAATGAACTATTAGTATTTAATGGGGCCTATACTATTAAGGCTATATATGGACGTACTTATCGTACTGGTAGCTTTATGGTGCTTTCTATATACCTAAGATATGAACTATTTATAGTTAAAGCAACTATAAGGTGCAGAAATTAGACCCACATACTTTATTCTCTATCTTTGAACAAGGAGATGAAGAAATATACAAAGAGAACAATGTTCAAGACCTCTTAGATAATCCTTATGTACTAATAGGAATGGTTGTTACAGGAGTAGAGAATTTCTATTTAATCGATAAGATGTACTCACTCAGACATCCAGAAGAGTATAAAAGAGTGAGAGAGAGCATTAGACTTAAGTATTTCCGTAAACTATTCGGATACCTAGATAGAATATCCCCCGTAGAGATGGATGTAGTGTATAGGATAGGCTCAGATTTTGAACTAGATAGATCTTTAGATGCTTTAAATGATCTACTATATTATTTTCAAAATATAGAACAGTATGAAAAATGTGCAGTAATTAAAAAATATACCGACCTTTTAATCAATAAAAAGTTGGAAACTCTAATTTAATTTCTTATATTTAATTATAAAACGGTTATATTATTTATTATGTTAGAATTTATACTTTACTACGGAGTTTTCGGATTTATCCTTTCAATTTTTTTAAATATTGTGTTATGGTCTATGCATAGGCCTATCTTAGGAGGATTCGAAGTTATTGCCTGTATTATCTTATGGCCTACGGTCATTACGAGTTTTATCAACACACTCAACGGGGTAGAAGAAGAGATAGAAGAATAAATTTAAATTAAAGGTTATGTTAACAGATACTATTACATTTGAAAAAGCTTTAGAATTAGAGGATCAAGGTAAACTTTTCATCTTCGATACAGGAGATGATCAAGGATATCATAAAAAAGCTAAGGAGTGGCAAGCTAACTTTCATCAACTACGAACCAAAGCCCGTCATGTACAATCTCAGAACATAGCAGAGCATTTCAATGCTCGCTACCTAATAGAGAAAACTACTAAAATAAATGAATACACATTTGAATGGAAGTATCTGAGAGGTATCGAGAATACCAGTAGTACATCTACAGTAGAGGATTCCATTGAATATGTATACGCTCTTACTAATAAAGGATATCCGGACTTAGTCAAGATAGGTATGACTAGAAACACACCCGAACATCGAGTCAACCAAATCAACGGCACCGGTACGGTGGATCTATGGGAGGTAAAGTTTGCTTTACCGGTCAAACAAGGAACAGGTATGAAAGTCGAACAGCAGGTTCATAAATTCTTTCAAAAAGAGAGGTTTCATGCCCGACATGAAAACGACCGTGAAATGTTTAAAATCGATATATTTATAGCAATGGATACCATCCGTGAGATTGGATCTTTATTTCAAGCTGGTCAACCGAAAATATACTAATACAACATGCAATTCTATTCGTTTAACACAACAGGAGAGCGTCCCTCTCGTTTTATCTATCTAGCCCATAATCCTACTGGTCAATTAGTAAAGGTATTAAGCAGATACATTAAAAATACTCGTAGAAGAGAGAAGAAATAACGCGGGCGAACTTCGCGCGTTTGCGCGGCGGGCTTCGCTATTTACTAAACCCCTATCCTCCCCTGAAAAAACATTAAAAAAAGTTGGTTACTAACTTACTTTTTCGTATATTGTATATATAAATAAAAAGGTTATGAGATATTTAAGAATTATTTTACTATTACTAACGGCTTTTACCGTATCGTGTACAGAAGAAGATATAAATCCTTCACTATGTCCTGATGGTAATTGCGATGGAGCTTTATATATACCTTTTCCAAAAGATGCTAACGGGTATTATCATGTAGATTTAGATTTTAACGGAGAGTATTTACCTCGATTCGATATTTTTGTAGAAGGAGATGATGTTGACCCTTACTACTACTATAATGATATGGGGGTAGTACAAGCTGCTTTTATATCAGACAGTTTTTGGATTATGCCTAATGGAGTTGAAATGGATTTAGTTCAGTCTACTACATTTTATCTTAATAATTCTACACAAAACAACGAATATACTCCAAGTTTACCTAGTAAAAAATGGGGAAAACGTATCGTAGGTCCTATTCCCAACGAATTTATAGGGGATACTATCACTATTCAGGCAGAAATATATTGGGATGGAGGGTCAAAAAGTAAGTCTCAATTATTTGAAGAAAAATTTATCATAGAATAGTTGCTTATTCGAATTTTTTTTATTACCTTAGTAATATTATTAATTAGATTATTAAAATAATAAATAAAAATATAAATTAAATACTATAATAAATTATATATATGAGAAATAAAGTATCAATTAATACAAAATTAGGTAGAATAGAATCCGAATTGAAAAAACTTAATTATACGATAGGGGTGAATGATAGAGAATCATCTTACATTCATCTAGATAAGGTTAATAGCCTTTTATCGGATATCACTACTCTTTTAAATAGGGAAACTCAAGATTAGTTATGTTAGAGGCAGAAAAAATACAAGGTAATTGGGAAAAACATATCAAGATAGTAGATCACTATATAACAGATCGTAAAGATCAAGTTAAGGCTATGTTAGATCACTTATCGGAGATATATGTTATGGCTCCTGCTAGTTCCAAAACATGGTACCATAATGCTTTTCCTGGCGGTTATGTGGATCATGTTAATAGAGTAGTACAATATGCTATAGAACAGCATAAATTATATGAAAAAATGGGCGGGACTGTTGACTATACTGAAGAGGAGTTAGTTTTTGCTGCTTTGTTTCACGATTTAGGTAAGATAGGCGATGGAGATCGTCCAAATTACATACCTCAGACTGATAAATGGCGTCAAGATAAGCTTTCAGAGATGTATACATACAATTCAGAACTAGATTTTATGCTTATTCCAGATCGCTCTCTATTTATTCTTCAAAAATTTGGAATTAAAGTTAGTCAGAAAGAATTTTTAGGAATTAGGTTACATGATGGAGTATTCGATAAAGCTAATGAAGCATACTTTTTCAGTAATATAGAGTCTTCTAGACAGAAAACATCTATCATTTCAGTTCTACATACAGCAGATTTTTTAGCTTCTAAGGTAGAGTATGACTTATGGAAAAAAAGCGGAGGGAATTCAGCACCAAAAGCTAAAAAAATAGAATCCTCTACAGGTAAGAAAGTAAATTCTTCAGAAGGATTATCAAATATGTTAAAAAATCTATAAGCATGTTAATAGCAGTAATATTTTTAAGTATTATAGTAGTTACATTAGGTATTGCAATACGCAATCTCCTTATAAAAGTTGAAAGATATGAAGATATCACAGTGAATCAGACAAGCTATCTTCAAAATATATCTAATTTAATAGTAGATTCACAAAAGCACCTACAAAGCCTAGATGAAAAAGGGGTATTTCAAAGCGATGATGAGGTCGGTTATTTTTTTGAGCAAATGCAAAACGTACAAAAAGAGCTAGACCGATATATGCTCCCAGAAAATTATGGCAAGAAAGAAAGCTAGTAGTAACTACTTCACAAAAGAAACAGAAGAATACATAGTAAGGTATAATAATTCAGTAGATTCAGTATATAGAGCTAAGATATTTACCGATCATATATATTTACCATTTTATAAATTAGCGGAAAATATTATACACACCTTTAAGTTCTACTATACAGATGTAGAGCAGATAGAAGACCTCAAACACGAGGTTGTTTCTATGTTATTAGAGGAAAAAATAATGAAATTTGACTCCACTAATGGAGCAAAAGCATATTCATATTTTGGAACAATAGTTAAGAGGTGGTTAATAAACTATAACAATAAAAATTATAAGAAGCTTAAACAAATAGGGTCTTTTGATGATATGGAAGAATCCTTTGAAGGTGGTTTAGATATTCAACTACCTGGAGGTATTACTTTAAGTCAATTCTTAGATATGTGGGTTGAGAAAACTTACGATAAATTAGAAGAACTATTTAATAAAGATAGTGAAAAACAAATAGCAGACGCTGTACTTACTATATTTAAGTCCAGATACGACTTAGATATCTTTAAGAAAAAAGCACTTTACATTTATATACGAGAGATGACCGACTGTGAGACTCCTCATCTAACCAAAGTTATATCTATACTAAAAGATGACTTTTATGAAATATACCATAGGTATCATGAAAAAGGTAAAATTATAATAAAAGAACTATAATCTATTTATTATAAAAACATATGGATTCGGATAAAGAAATATTTAAAGGCAAGACATTATCGAATCTCTTCGAAGAAATTTACAATAACTCTAGAGAAACTAAAACTCAAGTTAAAGGATTAATTGGAGAGTTAAAACCTCTTATTGAAAATATAGGAGATGCTACTCTTCTTGTACCTATGATTAAAGAGTATATGGAGATTGGAGTTAAAAACGATGAACACCTTATAAAATTAGCTACCGTTATTCAAAGAATAGAAGCAATTCAAGCTAAAGGAGGAGATAATGACATGTTTGACTTCTCAGATCTTCAAGAACTTTTAGAAGAATCAGAGAAAGCACAAGAAGAATTAGAGCAAAAAGCAGAGGATACAGAAGAAGATGAGTTATAATTTATCTCTAAATACATCTCTTGGAGGTGGAACAGCCTCCCAATCTCGCAATGGCGGGAAAACAACCTACTACGGTAGGGTTGTTGATGTAATTTTAGATGAATCCCATCCTCAATACACAAGTAGAGGTGGAGGAATATCTATAAATGGAGTTTTCTATAAGCCCCTTACTTCAACTGCTAGTGAACAAAGCCCTACAGATCTTCCATTTGCTTATCAACAACAAGCTCAAATAAAAACAGTCCCCTTAATTGGAGAAATAGTACAAGTAGAATCACTACCAGTACCTTCAGATACGGATTTTATAGGTAAATCAAGAAAGTATTATACAAAAATTCTTAATATCTGGAACAATGCTAACAACAATTTCTACCCAGATACTAATGCTAATTTAGATATAGATTTTTCACAAGGTAGTCGGTTTGTAGAATTAGGAACAGTAAATCCTATTGGCTCTAGCCCTGGAGATTTGCAAATAGAAGGTAGACAAGGACAGTCTCTTAGATTTACCGGTGGTAAGTCCCTTTCTAATCCCTGGGTAGATTCAAGTAATTTAGGTAAACCTATAATTATTTTAAGCAATGGCCAAAAAGAAACAGAAGATGGCTTTACTACTATAGGAGAAGATGTAAATGAAGACAGCTCTTCTATATATCTAGTATCAGATCATAAAATACCTCTTAAGCAGGCTAGTGAAAAAAGAAAAGCTTGGGATGAAGCTCCAACTAAAGCTGATCAATTTAAAGGAAATCAGGTAATAATTAACGGAGGAAGACTTTATCTCAATGCAAAAGAACATGACTTACAGCTCTCTAGTGTAAAAAGTATTGGACTAAATACTGAAGGGTCTATAAATATAGATGGCTCTTCTTACCTTTGTTTAGATGCTCCAATAATTTACTTAGGAGAAAAAGCTAGAACTTCATCAGACAGTAATAGAGAGGCTGTATTATTAGGAAACCAAACAGAAGCGTTCTTACAGAATGTTCTAACCCTTTTAGAAGGGATGGCTAAAGATATGGCAAGTGCTAAAACTATTAAAGGTCATCCTATACCATTACTTAATAAAAGAGGGAAGCAAGCCCAACCTGTTATCAGGCAGTTGAAAAACTTAATAAACCCTAATGGACCTTCTCAACTGAAATCTAAAAAAGTATTTACAGAGTAATGGCAATAACATCACAAATATCGGCAATCGTTGCAACTCAACTTGGAAGTATAGAAGGAGAGTTAGAAGCAAGAATCCAATTAGAAGCTAATAGGATGTTAAGTAAATTTTCTAATCAATGCCCTGATAACAATACGCTGGTAAGTATTATAAATACTAGAAACACTTTACTGAGAGGAGTTAATCAATTTCAAATTAAATCTAATAAATTTTTAACTTTTGCAACTAATTTAAAAAGAGCAATACAAGCAGCTAATATAATACTCAGGCTTCTAAAAGTAAATCCTACACCAGTTGCTATAGGAACACCTCCAGCTAAGGATTTTGGAGGGTTAATATCAGCTAAAACTTCTGGACAACTGACCTCACTTGCAGATAGGTTATATAATATACGTCGTCTTCTAGAAAATTTAGAAGGAGATGTTGAATCTATAGAAAGCCTAGTAAAGGGAGTAGGCCCTAGTCTAAATAATGTCAGAAGTTTATTAGAAAGCGTAAATGATAAATCTCAAGACTGTATAGCAGAACAAGCATCTGGTGCTACATCGGATGAATTAAAAGAATTATTAAACAAAATCCAACCTTTAGAGAATACAGGTTCAGAAGGAACTCCTAGTCAAGAGTATTTTTATACTGGGGCTAATGGAAGAAACTATACATTAGCAATTATACAAGAAACTCAAGGTAAAGGACCTGTTCCTAGAAGGATAGCAGTAGCTAAAGACAATCTCGGAGTTATAATACTCAGAGGACAACCATCTTTTAGTTCAGACACAAAAGTACTATTAGATGAATTAAAATTCAGAATAGATAATCAACTTCCATAAAACAACTATTTATAATTATGAAACTCGATCAATTAAGAAAAATCATACGAGAAGAGGTAAAAGCAGCTGTTAAGGAGGAGTTACAGGAAATGCTTAATGAAGCAGTTAGAGTAGCATCTACTCCTGTTCAACAGCCTCAACAAACAGCTTATGAAAACAGAATAGGTACTCCTACAACAGATGTAGCAAAACCAATAAGTAAGTCACAAGATCCTATCATGGAAATGCTTAACCAAACAAAAGCATCTATGACATCAGAAGAGTATAAAAACATATATACAGGAACTTCAGATATGATTCAAAAACCCAATTTTGCTTCAATGATGGCAAATAATATGGGAATGACTCAACGAGGAAATCAACCGGGCTTAGATATATCTCAATTTGATTTTGTAAAAAAAGCAGGAGAAGTATATAAAAAATCTGTAGAAAAAGATAAACAAAAATACGGAGTAGCTTAATATGGCATTTAATCGTAGAAAAATAGACCCTTTAGACCTGCAGCCAAGAAAAGCTGTAGGAGTATCTTTACCATTATCCGGAAGAGCGGTGTTTAATGCTACCTACGAAACAAAAGATGCTATAAGGACTAATCTTATAAACTATTTTTTGACGGGCCAAGGAGAAAGGTACTTAAACCCCGGTTTTGGTACGATCTTAAGAAGCTTGATGTTTGAAAATATTAATCAAGATTTGGTAGATAGAGTTAAATCTACCGTACGTAAAGGATTGACGGAATACTTTCCAAGAGTTATTCCAACAGATTTTCAAGTATTAGGAACCCCAGACACAAATACAGTTACGTTATTACTTAAATATGCTATCCAAGATACAAATATAGAAGATGAGGTAGTAATTAAT